CGGCTACGGCGACGGATACGGCTACGGCGACGGCTCAGGCGGCGGATACGGCTCAGGCTACGGCGACGCCGACGGCTACGGCTACGGCGACGGCTCAGGCTACGGCTCAGGCTACGGCTACGCCGACGACGGCTGGCAACTGGTCGGATTTCTTAAACCTCAAAAATCATTATAATAAGTCACATAGGGTTAACGAACGGGGTAACGAACAATGGCTAAATGTAAAACTGTATGGTCTGGCTCAGATAGCTACGGTCGTAGCGTAGAAGTTGCGGAATCTGTAAATGGTAGTTTTTTCTTTAGAGTTTCCGAACGTACCCGCTATGGCTTGCAGTGGTCTAAGTGGCAGTCACACGAGCCAACTTTTGAAACTCACGGTGTTAATCAAAGCGACAACTGTCCGGAGCATGAGCGCGTTTTCGAGTACAGCGAACCCCAAATGTTTTGTGGCTTCAATAAGATGGAAAAGCACGACAAAGCGCCTAACTACAGACTGCCCTATTAAAGGTTTACCGCCCCAGCCTAACCAAGATTGTGTGAACATCGCTAGTGCATGCTGTGGAAGGTGGTCAAAGGCGATGCGGCTGGGGTGGTGATTAAGCTAGTTAGTCACCAATTTCGTGTCATGCCAGTCTACCCCTACTGGTGGTGCAAAAAGGGGCACTTAATTTAAGCTCATCTGACACGTTTAGAGTGAGTTTCGGAATCGTTAAACGGTTCCAGTGGTTTATGCGAGAGAGTTAGTCAAATCTGAGGTATTGATTTACCAATGGCTAATGGGTGAAAGGTGGAGTCTACCATGCCTGACCATCTTTGCAGGTTCGATTCCTGCCTCTCGCTCCAAATATAGGCAATATACCATGAATAGAGATGAGAACCATCGTCGAGCCAGAAGAATAGTAAGTAGCTGGCCCAAATGGAAAAGGGAGGTTTCTTTAACCAAACACTCTCTACGTTTAAATTGTGCAGCGAAAACTGGAGATAAAGCATTAACATGATGCGAGTCTGCGAAGGCGAGTAGCTGCATTACCTTTTTTTCATCTTATAGCCTTTCTGGTATAATATCCTCACTATTCAGAGAGGTTTATGTTCATGAGTAAGTCACTATATAAGCATATCAGCAAAGAAGATAAAAAGCGCCATTTCTCAAACGAGCTATGGGGCGGCAAGGGCGATTGCAGATTTAGAGGCAGACGCTCAAACGATGAAGTATCCGAAGAGCTGGATAACTACCGCAAGAACTACGATTTAATTGATTGGTCTAAAAAGTAACAATCAAGCCCCTTTACTATAGGAGATACGGCGATGAAAGAAGATTTGATAAGTAAAATCATATCATGCGACAAGTGTGAAAAGACCACATCATCGATAAATATGTGCGTTGTGCATGCTATAGAATGGACATGCATGACACTAGTAAAAAATAACTATGGTTTTGATGAGTTTTGTGTGGACAATATGGAGATTGATACCAATGGCTAAGACACGCGCACAGCAAAACAGAACTATACGACAAGAGGCTCTCAGGGAGCAATTATCTCAGCAAAAGCACATCGAGAAAGTTGTTGATAATATTGTGGAAATGGAAAAGCTGGATTTCTTCAAAAAGGGGGATAATGGCAAAATTGACTATAAAGTGGCGCAATCCACTAAATTTAGGTTAGATGCACTAAGAGCAGCTAACGAGCAGCGCCTTAAACTGATTAATAAATACTTGCCTGACCTTAAGAACACTGAGATAACAGGTGAAGGTGGCGGTTCAATTACTATTAAAGTAACGGAGTACGGATCATCAGACGATGATTGAAATCTCTATTCCTAATCAATGGGAGCCTAGACCGCATCAGCTTCCATTCTTTAAAGCGATGGACTCAGGAAAGAAGCGAGCCTGTTTAGTGTGGCATAGACGGGCGGGAAAGGACTCATCTGTTTTAAACTTCACAGCTAAGGAAATGTTTAAACGTGTCGGTAACTACTGGCACCTATTCCCCAAGCAACGGCAAGCCCGAAAGGCAATCTGGAATGGTATTGACGGATACGGCCGAAAGATAATCAACCAGGTATTCCCCAAAGAAGTCGTAAAGCGCCAAGACACTACAGAGATGATGATTGAGCTGGTGAATGGCTCAACGTGGCAATTATGCGGCTCTGATAACTATGACTCACTGGTGGGGGCTAACCCTGTTGGCGTTGTATTCTCCGAGTGGTCATTATGTGACCCCAATGCGTGGAACTATGTTCGCCCAATGCTTGCCGAGAATGGAGGCTGGGCAATATTTATTTATACGGCTCGTGGTAAGAATCACGGGTACACGCTGTATAACATGGCAAAAAATAACCCTGAGTGGCATTGTGAGCTATTAACCGTCAATGACACGAGAAGGGAGGACGGTTCGCCAGTTATAGGGCCGGAGATAATACAGGCCGAGCGTGACGAGGGAATGAGTGAGGAAATGATTCAGCAGGAGTATTATTGTTCCTTCGATGCTCAGATACCTGGAGCTATTTACGCCATGCAATTATCAGCAGCAAGGGACGACGGGCGAATCACTCGGCTACCTATCGACCCAGCATTGGAAGTGCATACCGCATGGGATTTGGGCATATCGGATGCTATGTCGCTGTGGTTCTTTCAAGCTATCGGCAAAGAGATACGCCTTGTTCACTACTACGAGGACCACAACAAAGGCATGGAGCACTACGCTCAATACTTGCAGGAGTTCAAATTAAAACACGGTATTCAGTACGGAGAGCATCTAGCGCCGCACGATATTGAGGTTAGAGAGCTAACCAGCGGCAGAAGCAGGAAAGAGATAGCTCGCGATATGGGCATCATGTTCAGGACTGTGGAGCGGCCCAAGACCAAATCAGAAGGGCATCAGGCAGTCAGAAAGATATTTCCTATGCTGTGGATTGACGACCATAGAGCCGAGTTGGGATTGTCTTGTTTGTCTGAGTATCAGTATGAATGGGACGACAAGAAGAAGGTGTTTAAGGACAATCCGCTACACAACTGGGCGTCTCATGGTGCTGACGCATTGCAAACCCTTGCGTTAGGCTGGCGCGAAAGAATGGTATCAGGCAGGCCAAAGCCACAGCCATCTCAAATGAAGGTCAATATCAATGTCTGGTGAGGTTTATTACATCTGCTTCAAGGAGGCAGCCAGACCAAAATGGTTTATGCGCTTTCTAAAAAGAGGCTTTTCCCATTGCTTTGCATTACAGCCTTATAACGGGAAGTGGGTTAAGTATGAGTATGGTCACGGTGTATTGAGAGTAGACGTGATAGACGATGTGACTGACGTCAAAGAAGGCTGTATAATCATTAAGCATTACAGAGAGTCCAATGACAAATACTTTGGTATAATGAGCTGTGTGGGCTTTGTTAAGTGGGCGTGCGGAATACCTGGATTCAGTTTAACGCCTTATCAACTATACAAGAGGCTGAAGAAATGAGTTTCCTAAAGAAAGCATTAAGGGCGGGGTTGACCGGAGGTGGTACAGGCCGTATCGCTGATCCGTTAAAGCTAGGCGAAGCCAGAGATAAAAAGAAACCAAAGGCACCAGAAAAGACAGCGCAGCAAGAGGCAATAGAGCGCCGTCAATCGATGTTGTTGGATGAAGAAATTGAAGAGCAAGAGGAGTTGCTTAAGTCTTTGGCATCAGGCCGAAGCTTCAAAGAGTCACTATTGGCCGGAACACCTAAGAGCCGCAAAGCAGCGGCAAGAGGCGCTAGCATGTTAGGTAGTGGCACTCGTAGCGGTGGCGGCTCAGGCGGCGGTGGTGGCGGTGGTGGCTCTACTCCATCCACACCTTCACGCGGAACAATGACGAGATAACTATGGCTAGCATATTACCTCCCAAGCTCAGCGACTTTGAGCATGTAAATCAGCGCTTCAGGAAAGCATTTGACATTGAGTCTCAATGGTTCGATTTGCTCGATGATGTCTATGAGTACGTCTTGCCCCAGCGAAATCTATTTAATGAGGATAGGGAAGGCTCCAAGAAGATGGATAGGATCTATGATTCTACCGCTTTACAGGCCATTCAAGAAGGCGCAAGTCGAGTACAAGAGAACACAGCCCCTATCTGGAAGCGTTGGGCTAAGGCTGAATTGAGCGACTTTGCCAAGAAAGAGCTTGAGCAGTTGGACGATGCTCCGAGTATCGAAGAGATACAGAAGAATCTCGATAAGAACAATGAGATAGTATTCGACTACATCAACCGCTCTAATTTCTCAACTCAGTTTTATGAATTCGTATTGGATTGGCTGGTTGGCACCGGAACACTTCGGATAGACGAGGAAGACAGTTTTGATATGCCTTTCTCATTCCACGCCATTCCACCAAAAGGCATTGCCTATGAAGAAGCGCCAGACGGCGTTATTCGCACTCATTGGCGCAAATTCAAGGTAAAAGGCGCTCACATTGAAAAGAAGTGGCCTGGCTTCCGATTAAGCTCTGAGCTTGCCGACAAGATAAGCAACGACCCAAATGTAATGGTCGATATTTGCGAGGGCATGGTTTATGACACCGACTCAGGCAAATATTACGGCGTTGCATGGACTAAGGGTGAAGATCATTTCTCATGGGAGTTCGACTTTGGCGAGTCCAGCCCGTGGATAACAGGTCGCTATGCTAAGGCAGCGGGGGAAACTCGTGGACGAGGCCCAGCAATGCAGGTTTATCCCGATATTCGCTCATTGAATAAAGCCAAAGAATTTGTCTTGCAAAAGGCAGCTATTGACCTTGCGGGGATGTGGACAGCCACAGATGACGGAGTGACTAACCCTTACACCCTGACAATATCGCCAGGTGTAGTTATTCCTGTAGGCTCAAACAATACAAGCAATCCATCTATCGCTCGACTCGATACCGCAACCAATCTGCAATTGGCGCAGTTTGAAATTTCTGAGCTGCAAATGGCAATTAAGAAGGCTTTCTTTAACGACCTCCGAGACCCTACAGGCCCAGTGAGAAGCGCCACAGAGATTGCTATTGAAGCCCGAGAGTTGGCAAAGCGTATCGGCTCAGCATTTGGACGACTGCAAACAGAGGTATTAGTTCCCATCTTGAAGCGGGTTTATCACATTCTGAACAAGAAAGGGATTATCGATATTGACCTGAATAATATTGAAACTCAGGTTAAATTCACCTCTCCACTCGCGGCAGCGCAAGACCAAGAGGACTTGATAGCGATTCAGCAAGCTGTAGAGTTTACCGTAATGACAGCAGGCC